CGGGGTGGCTACTGCAGTAGCAAATAACATCATGTATGTATTTGAGGTTAATGCGGATGAACTGACCGAAGGTTACCCTTGCCTGCAACTTAGGCTTTCTGATCTCGACAATACCACATATGTGTCTGCTGTCGCAATTCTTAGCGGTTCGCGCTATGCGGGCGACCAATCAGCCACGGCGATTGCCTAGTTTAAATAATCCTACAGGGCCCCTAAATTTTACTAGGGGCCTTTTGTTTTGGCCTAAAAAGCCATCACGCAGGACAAAAGAAGGAGGACCCTGAAATGGCAACAAGAACACCTCTGTTTGCGAAGAAACAACCCGGTGGAGTGCTTTCCATTATCGATGTCGAGAAATATCCCGGCAATATCTGGTTCGTTAATTCAGGATGCACTACCGGAGCAGATTCGGAGGGATATGGGCAAGGTCCAGACGCAACGTTTTTAACGATTGACTACGCAGTGGGCAATTGTACGGCCAACAATGGTGATCTGATCGTTGTAATGCCTAGCCACACCGAATCTATTACCGCAGCCGCAGGCCTTGCGCTCGACATTGCCGGCATTACCATCGTATTTCTTGGCAACGGCTCTAATCGCGGCACAATCCAATTCGGCACTGCCGTATCAGCAGACATGAACGTCGACGCGGCAAATATCACTTTAGTTAATCCTCGTTTCGTGGCGGCAATTGACGCGCTGACTGGTCCAATTGATGTCAATGCAGCTGGGTTTAAGATCATTGATGGCGAATGGTTTGACGCCCCTGCGATGGGCACCACAGATTGTATCGTGGGCGATGCAAATGCAACTAGGTTAAAAATCCACGGCTGGAAATATTACGAGAGCACAACCGGCACACAGAAGCAGTCCAACATCCAACTTAACGGCGTGGACGACGCAGAATTAGTCAATATCGACATTCGAGGCGACTTTGCAACTGGCAATATTGAAAATGTGACCGATGAGGTCCTAAATATCCGGCTAAAGAACATCATCGTAGACAATCTGAATGCATCACCCACGCCCGGTTTGGTAATTGACGCGAATGCTACAGGCGTAGCCGAAAATGTCAAGATTCGTACTGCAAGCGGCACGACCTACGTTTCCAATGTAGGCAAAATTAACTGGAGCGCAGACTGCGAAGGATTCAGTACGGACGGTTATTCCGGTGAGCCTATTGGTACCGCTGTTGGCAGTGGCGTAGAAGGTAAGCTAGATACCTTGCAGGCTGAGGTATCAGGCGCGGCTGGCTTGACAACTTTCCCAGCTGGCGTAACGGCGGGTAATGGCGTATCCCTCGCAGAAGTTATCCGGTATGTGCAAGAGAACATTGTTAATGGCGGTACGGTTCTTCCTGCGACACAGAGTATCTATGATCTTATCGCAGGTGCTAATGGAATCGCTACTTGGGCTGCTGCGGCGGCTCCGGGGAATAATGTTTCGCTATCGGAAGCGGTTAGGTATATCGTGGAAACTCAGCTAGGCACACTAGTTAACGCTGGTGGAACTGAAACGCTTGGAGGAATTCTTGGCGACTTTGCCAATGTAACACTGGCGGCAAGGCTCGGCCTAGCGGACGGAGTAACTACCGAATCAATCCAAGGCAAGTTGGGCACCGATACGGAACTGGCAGACCGATCACTCTATGACATCCTAAACGGCGGCGGACCTGCGGCGGCAGCAGTAGCAGCAGCACCGGCAAACGATAAATCACTCTACGCGGTGGCTAGTGCTATTTATAATCTAAGTGTTCCGGTGGCTGCTACAGGCGAAACGGTTATTGATGAGGGAGACTACGATTGGACAAATGCTTATCCGGCATTACTAACTATTGCACCGGCAGCGGGAGCGGCCCTAACTGATGTCGTGGTACATCTCGACTTAGCCAAGGCTGCCACCGGCTATGCGGCTGTTTACGCAGCACAGACACTTTCGGTTTACGTCGAGCGCAAAATTGACGGCACAAATTGGCGGCGCGAGGCTATAGTCGAAGCCGCGTTATCTGGAACCCTTGCCGCAGCTCGCGATATGAAGGTTAATATCGGAGATATTGGCATCACCCAACAGGCGCGCATAACAGCCGTACTTTCGGCAGAGAAAGACGGGACGTCAGAATCAACGATTCCTTATGCCGTCTATTATAAAGGGTTGGCGGCTCCAACCATAACCCCATTAACGGCGACACCTTAATAATTCGGGCGGGCCAACAACCCGCCTTTAAAACCTCCAGAAAGGAGGATTTTTTATGGCCTTGGTATTAAATACAGCCCCCTTGGTAGAGCCGATCTCACTCGCGCAAGCGAAGCTCCACTGCCGTCTCGATTCCGGAACCCTAGCCGATAGCCTCACTAGCGCCCAATCCATCACGCCCGGCAGCCACACCATAGCCGCCACATACAGCCTCAAGGGCACAGGCGTTGACGTTCTTGGTTATCCCACTTTGGTCCTCCTTGAGTCCGGCACTAACGGTACAGGGGGCACAGTAGATGTAAAAATCCAAGAGTCTGACACTGATTCCGACGCAGAATATACAGATTGGACGGGCGGGGAATTTACCCAGGTCACTACCAGTACGGATAACGCCACCTACGAGAAAGCCTATACCGGAGAAAAACAATTCGTCCGTGTCGTGGCTACCGTGGCCGGCGCGGCGTGTGAGTTTGGCGTATCGATTGTCAAGAATGCGCCAACGAGTGAGGAAGATACCCTGCTGGAAGCATTAATCACCACGGCACGGGAATGGTGCGAGGGATTTCAGAATAGGCAACTCATAAGCGCCGTTTGGGAGCTCTGGTTGGACGATTGGCCGTGTAGCGACTGTATCAGAATCCCCTTGCCGCCACTGCAAGCGGTAAATAGTATCAAGTATTACGACACCGACAATACAGAGTACACCATGACCGCGACAGACTATTTCGTTGACGCCAAGAGCGCCCCCGGTCGAATATCATTGGCCTATGGTATGACATGGCCGACAACCACACTCCGCCCCGTGAATGGCGTTGTGATTGAGTTTGACGCGGGCTATGGGGATGTGGCAAGCGATGTGCCGAAGCGGGTTAAGCAGGCAATTTTACTTATCGTGGGGCACTTGTACGAGCAACGGGAGCAATCGGTTGAAAAGGCATTAAGTGAGATCCCCTTTGGGGTTAAGGCGTTGCTTAGTCTTGATCGAATCTGGCCAGTGTGAGGTAACAGTGGAAGAATACAGGAGGTGAAAATATGGAAAATGTAAAAATTGGAAGCAAGGACATTCTCGTTTTTTCTAGTCCTGAAAACCTTTCTAAACCTGCATACGAAAGATTAAAAAGTGAGATTAGAAATGAAATCGGAGAGAGTGCAGCAATCGTTATCCTTGAGGGAGGATTAAGTCTGAGTTATATTATCACAAAGGGCGAGCCGGATGATTAATGCAGGAGATCTTAACCTAAGAATAATCTTACAAATCCCCACGATCTCCCGCGGCACAGACGGTGCAGAAATCAAGACATTCATAACCCACGCTACTGTCTGGGCATCAAAAAAGCATAAAACCTCGCGCGAGTTTTATAGTTCGCAAAAAATAAATGCCGAGATTACGGACCTATTCGTAATCAGGTACCGATCAGGGGTAACGACCAGAATGCGTGTCAGCTTCGACGGCAAGTATTACGACATTCTTGGCGCTGACGATCCGGACGGCGGGCGAGAACAGATCCATCTTTTGTGTAAGGTGGTGGAGTAGATGAAGTCAACAGTCCAAGTCACAGGTTTACAAGAAATCACCCGAAGAATCAACGGCTTCCGCCAGCAACTTTTTAATGAAGTGGGAGCTATAGCCTTGGAGGGTGCTGATATTGTACGCGATCAAGCGAAAGCCAACACTGCTAAATTCAAAGAGCCTACAGGTGCGCTTGAGGCTGGAATTAAAAGTGCCGTAACTTGGGACCACAATACCAGTAAGGTTTTCGCTGGCGCAGGCATGGACGCTGCCATGAATGACGTATTCGTCAAATACAGTAAGTCCGGCAAGCGGTATTACTACCCCGCATCGGTCGAGTATGGCCACGGCGATCCAAAGAAGGGTCAAAGGGCATTCTTGCGTCCGGCACTTAAGGCGAAGAGAGCGGCAGTAAGGGCACACATCGCGGCGAGAGTCGGTGCCTTAGTCGCGAAGGCTGGGACATGACGTTGATCGAGGGTGATTTATCGAGGCGATTTATCGAGGTGATGATTGATGACGTTTGAAGAACAGTTATACAACTACCTCTCGGCAGATACTGCCCTAACCGCACTCGTTGGCAAGAGAATATACCCCGAAGGCGAGGTGCCGCAAAAACCCGGAAAGCCCTATTGCGTGTTTTCGCGAGTTTTCAGTGAACGCGTATACTCACACCAAGGATACAGTGGGCTTGAAGATGTCGCCTTGCAGGTAAATTGCTACAGCGAAACAGCATTGCAAGCGAGGCAAGTCTCGATCAAGCTTACTACCGCAATGGAAGCATGGCCAGCGGCAAATAGCAGCGTAGGGAAAGTGCTTCGAGGGGATTCTAAAAGTTTATACGATGGGGAACTAGACCTCCACTTTCAAATGGTGGAGTTTTCTATTTCACATGGATTTGATGAGAGTTAATAAGAGCACTTGGTATTTAACAAGGACATTAACGAGGAGGAATGATAAGCAATGACCACAGCAGCAAAAGCAGCCTTCGGCACCGCGTTCCAGTGGAACAGTCAAACCGTGGCAGAGCTAACAAATATCGGCGGGTACGAATTGTCAATCGACATGATAGACGTCACGAACCATCAATCCACGAGCGGCTTTAAGGAATTTATCGCGGGGCTCGCTGAAGTTGGGGAAGTCCCAATTGAAGGTAATTTCAAGTACAGCGACACGGCTGGACAGATCGCCATGATTACGGACGCAGCCGCCAAAACTTCACGTACAATGGTTGTTACGTTTCCCAGCAGCCTTGGCGTACTTACTGCGACGGCGCTTATCACCAAGATAAAAGTCGGTGACAATCCCCATGACGGCAAGATACCTTTTTCAGCCTCAGTGAAGATTACCGGAGTTCCGACGTTTACCGTGACCGCTGGCGAAGACTTGACCAACTTAGCCGTTACCACTGGTACGCTTGTTCCTGCATTCGCCGCTGGAACATATACCTATGTAGTTAATATTGGTACTGGCGAAACCACCGTTACCGTTACCCCAACATGCGCAGCGGCAGATAGTATCACTGTTGACGGCAACACCGTTGCATCTGGCGAGGCATCTAGCGCTGTTACATTAGGCTCCGCCGGATCTATAACTACTATCGAGGTAGTCACGATTGACGCTGGCAAGACCAATAAAGTCTACACGTTGCATCTGACCAGGGCATAGCATCGTAAAGGGAACGCTGAGATCGCAAATAAGTACGTCGAATGAAAAATGGGAGCGTGTTGATAAATGAGATCCCAAAACGTAACCATAGCCGGGAAAGACATCGTAATCCGGGAGCGCAAGATCAAGGACATCAAAGAAAACCTAATCCCCAAGATCAGCACAGCATGGGGCGAGATCAGCAAAGGCGACATTACTGGAGTAGTTGGCCGCCTCGGTGAGCAGATCGTTGAGATATTCCCCGACCTTCAAGGCATTGACATCGAGGAATGTTACCCGTCCGAGCTTGAAATGTTCGTGGAGGCATGGCTTGAGGTAAATTTTACTGGCGTAAAACGCCTACTCGGGCCGCTGCTGTCTTTGGCGAAGCTGGGGCAGGACAAGCTCGCGTAAGATTTGGCAAGGCGTTTGGTCAGCCGGATTATTGGCAGGAGTTGACCGTTACAGAGCTGGGGACGGTCCTAGGCAACCTAGATGAAGCAGAAAAATGGGAGCGATATGAGCGCTGGCAACACACAGCCTCGATCAGCTCCCTTATTGCTAATATTTATCGAGATACAGAGAAACGCCGGGAGCCGTTTACATGGGCAGACTTTAACCCGTTTGATGTGTCGGGTGAGCTAAAGCAAGAGAAGAAATCACAATCCCCCGAAGAAATGGCGCATGTCGCTAAGATGATTGTTGTCGCAATGGGCGGCAAGATAATCGAAAATTGATTAGGTGAGCACCTAAGTAAACAGGCTAGGAGCTCACCATTAAATTAAGCAAAGCCAAGCGTTCTCGGTGAGGACGCTTTTTATTTTTATAGAAAGGAGGAATACCATGGCATCCTCATTAGGTGAACTTCTTGTAAAAATAGGAATTGATGCGTCAAACCTTAAAACTGGTATGAATGCGGCAATCAAAGACTTAGGTAAAATTCAGAACCAAGCTGAACGTGGCTTAGGTCCGGCGATGGACGCAATTAGCACAGGCTTAAAGGTAGTCGGAACGGCGGCGGTTACAGGGTTTGGGGC